AATATTTGAAGAGTTAAATCTTTTTTATACATATCTTGATATCCATTTCTACCAGTAACAGATTCATGGTGTAAACGTACCCACTCTATTACAGATTGAGCACCTGAGGGAGTAATTGGATCAAATAGAGTTAATGTAACATTACTCCATTTTGTTTTACCTTTAACTTTTTGGTATAAATTTATATAATTTAATACAATTTCGTCTTGGGTTAAGGTTACAGCAGATACTCCTTTTATGATATAAGCATCAATTCCGTCCATTTTTAATATAAACCTATTTTGCTGTTTAGGTTCAAAAGCGGTTACAAGTAATTCATTTGGTTCAAGTGTGGCCATATTATTATATTTTTATTTGTTTATAAATATTCAGTTTTTAAATTTTTATGCAGGGAATGTAGCACCTGTTGGTAAGATATTAAAGTCGAGGTAAATAAATTCTGCGGTTTTAGTTGGTTGGAGATAAATAGCACCTACTAAAATATTTCTATCTATAGTATCAGGAGTATTATTTGAGTCATCCATTATTACTTTAAACGCATATAAACCTTGGCGTTGTTGTACAGATTCAAGATATGGATTTACAGTATTTAAGAATTGTATTCTAGTATCTGCTGTGTTTTGTTCAAATACTAAAGTTCTAGCTATATCCGAAATATATTGTTTTAAGGCAATTAATAATCTACGAACATTTACACGATCAAGAGCAGATGCTTTAGTTTGTAATGTTTTTTGTCCATATACTACTACACCTTGTCCAGGGAAAGTTGCGATTGGATTAATTTTATTAGTATATAAAGTATCACGATCACCTTGAGATAATTTAAATTCGGCTCTATTAACTGTTACTAATCCTCCTCTATTAATACCTGCGGGAGCAAACCAAGGCTCTGCTACACTATCATTATAGGCATATACACCTCCTATTACTGTAGAAGCAGGTACCCATACTCTTTTACCTGAATCTGGGTCTGTGGTTTGAACCCAAGGCCAGTATGTAGCAGCATATGAAGTATTTCTACCACTTGACATATCCGATACTTGACTAGTAGTTTGACCATAAGGAGTTAAATCCATTACATAAATATTATCTCCTCTTTTTTCGGTATTTGAAATTATGCTAGTAATTAAACTTGAGTGTCCCGAAAGATTACTAAACAAACCCGGAGTCATTAATATATTAAATCTATATTCGTCTTGGTTAGCAAGTAAATTAATCATATTATTATAGCTAGAGCTAGGGATACCTTGAATTTTATCTATAGTCGTCGGAGTACTAGCATTACCAGTAGTAATATTATCGTAATATAAATGTCCGCCTGAACCTATACCTGAACCTAGAGCACCCCCAAATCCACCTGATTGAAAAGGTCGGGGGTATGAAGCAGTAAATGCAGGTTTAAAATTACCACTATTATCAAAGAAATTAGGGGTTAAAGCACTTACAGATGATACAACTACATAAGATGAGGCATTAGGATAAGAACCTGTTAATACTATACTGTTTCTACCAGAATCATATGAATATTCATAATCTCCTATTACTTTAGTTATAAAATTATCAGCTAAAGGATCTAATGATAAATCTTTCCATTGTTCTAATATTGAAGGTATATTATTTGAATCATTACCTTGCCTAATTAGTAAATCAAATTTTCCTGAACCACTAGTAACAGAAGGAATAGACCATTTTAAATTAGCAGATGAACCACTAGTTAGTGAACCACTAACTTCTGGACTACTACTATTCATAATTGCTCCTTTAGAAATAGTTTTTAAAGTAAAGCAAACACTATTTACAGCATCTGCACCTCCTCCTAAAAGCCCTGTTTGGGATAAATTAGTAAAAGTAGAACCTGTAAAAAATCTTATACCATTTTGAGCGGCTCCGCCTGTTGAGCCTGAAATAGTTATAATGGCACCGGAAGTATTAACAAATCTAATATTTGGATTAGGGCTTAAAGAACTAGCTGAAATACTATTATATTTAGCTATAAAGTTAGTTGCAGTACTAGCTACAGCAGAACCACTAGCAAAGAAAAATAAAGGATTTGAATCAGGTAAATTTCCTGAAGAGGTAGGTATAAAAATATATCTAAAAGGAGAAGTAGAAGTTAAACTACTTGATACTACTAAATAGAATGCACCACCTGTTATTGCTGCACTAATACCTAAATTAGTATCAGAACTAGTAGCAAATATAGCAGATATAGCAGTAACACTTGAATTAATACTTGCAGTTGCTGATGTGTATGAACCACTAACTACTCTAGCTACTAATAAAGTTTCACCTCCATTAGCAAAATAATTATAAGCTGCTATAGATGTAAAATAAGAATAAACTTGGCTACCACTTACAAAAGTAGAACCAAATTTATTTAAATAGTCTGAGTATGAAGTTACGATAGTAGGGATTTCAACTGGACCCCTAACTGTAGGACCTATAATGGCTGCCCCAACTGCTAAAGGTTGGGATTGTACTTGAGATTGGTCGTTTTCTCTTGCCAGTACACCGGGAGATAATAAGGTAAATTCTGCCATGGTTTTTTAAATTAAGTTATTTTTAGTTCAATGATACATATTATAGTTTTGTGTAAAAAATAAAAATCTTTAAAACTTCTTTACAAAACTTAAATTAATCTTGAAAAAATAATTTAAAAAACCTTTTTAGCTTTCAGTAGATCTTTGAATAGGTATAAATTCACCATTTTCAATATCAATGTTTCCTACACCATATTTTTCAATAAGAGCTTTGCTTAATTCTTGTTCTTCATTTTTAAGTTCTTGTAAAAATCTTTCAGCGTCTTCTCTTTTTTGTTTAATATTGTATTTAACAATTTCAATTTGACCTAACTCAACAGTTATAGCATCACTTTTTTCTCTAAGTGATGTTAATTTTTGAATTTCTTCTTCAGTTAATTTTTGATTTTCCATAAATTTTATTGTTTAAATGTTTGTTTATTATACATATTATATATTCTGTTAAAAATATTATTTTTGTTTATAAGGTTTTAATAGGAATGTTTGCCATTGTTTTTATTATAAATATGAAAAAAAAAGCCTCAATTTGAGACTTTGATTATTCTATATTCCTATTCGGTACCGGGTTCAGTGGTCTCAGATGTTGGCTCAGATGTTGGCTCAGATGTTGGCTCAGATTCAAGAGCAGGTTCATCTCCTTCTCTCGGTATTTCTACAATTTCAAATGTAGCTGTTGGATTGGAAGCCTGCAAAGAAGCTATTACTTGTTCCGTTATATACAACAGGTATTTGTTTACTACACCATTTCCATCATTATTAGGTTGTGATGGTGTATTAGCAATATAAAACGGCATACAAGTGATATATTGTGCACCGTTGGCATATGCTTGTTGTGAAGGGTACATAAAACAGTCTACAGGAGTATCCGAGCCATTTAATGGTAAATGTAGTACTAAGCGGAAATAGGGGTTTGAGTATGTTCCGTAGTTATATTCGAGGGGGGATGTTGCTTGTATTGCCATAGGTTTTTAATTTTTGTTTGACTTCTTCGTTTGTTAGGAGTTTTCCTTCGGATGCTATTTTTTGAAATTCTTCCATACTTAATTTGATAATGGGTTTACCACTATCTTTAATTTGTTGTAGGAGTTGGGGTGTGGGTTTGAGGAACATATTATACTTCTGGTGTATAACAAGGAATTAAGACAATAACTTCATTTAATTTTATTTCCATCCAATAATCAGGTTCTGCTAAATAATACTTATTTGTTGTAATACCGTACCCATCTGTAGGGGCCATAGCTGTAAGTGGTGGGGCGTTACTAGTTTGTGCAGCATCAATTTGGAGATATTGACCACTACCTGGGTCTGAATATAAATGTATATATTCAGATGGTGCGGTTTGAATTCCAACATTAGGGTTTTGTAAAATAATTTTAGTTGAATTGTAACTTCTTATTGCAAAATCATGATTGCTGTAAGTTCCTACTATGCCGTTTAAAGTTGTATCAGCACCCATAAAAGTAACAATACTGCTAGTAGTTTGAGTTGCGGTAATGTATGCTCCTGTTCTATCAACTGCATGTATTTGTCCGAGTCCTGATGCAAATCCTACGCTTCCT